TAGATGTAGTATTTGAAGAAGATATTGAATATGTAGAAGCTTGTATAAATTTAATGAATGCTAGTGATTTTGAATAAAAATTAATTTATTATTTCAAAACTACAAAAATTTTCTTAAATTTGAAGAAAATATAACATTTATGCAAATAGTAATATATGATATTGAAACATTATTAGAATGTTTCTTAGTTGGGACCTATATTCCTGGAGAAGGATATAGGTCTTTTAGACTAACAAAATGGAATAATGAATTAGACGGTTTTATTAATTTTCTTAATTCTCATTCTGATTATTATTTTGTTGGATATAATAATATTGGATTTGATGCTCAAGTAATAGAATGGATTTATAGAAATTATGAATCTTGGCACAATTTAGAGAACTTAGAAATATGTAAAATTATTTCTCAAAAAGCACAAGATATTATTCATGATAGAAATTATAATGTTTTTCCTGAATATAGAGAATCTGATTTTTCTTTTAAACAAATAGATTTATTTAAAATTAATCATTACGATAATAAAAATCGAATGGTTTCTTTGAAAAGGCTTGAATTTGAAATGGATTTAGAAAACATTGAAGAAATGCCAATTCATCATCTAAAAGAAAATATGTCTAAAGAAGATATTGAAGAAACAGACAGTTATTGTAAAAATGATGTAATAGCTACTTATGAATTTTATAAAATTACAACAGGACAAACAGAACATCCTTTATATAAAGAAAATAATCAATTAGAACTTCGTAAAAATATTGAAGAAGAATTTGGTATTTCTTGTTTGAATTATTCTGATAGTAAAATTGGTGATGAAATTATTAAAAAATATTATTGTGAAGAAAAAGGAATAAAATATCAAGAACTTCCTAAAAAAGGAACATTCAGAAAATATATTGCTGTAAAAAATTGTATTGCTCCTTATGTTACATTTAGAACAAAAGAATTAAACGCATTTCTAAAAAGAATAAGACAGATCAATTTAGGAATGAAAGATGATTTTAAAGAAAAAATTGTCTTTTATGGAAATGCTTATTCTTTTATGAAAGGAGGTTTACACAGTGAAAATAGACCAGAAATATTTGAAGCAGATAATGAATATGAAATTATTGATTGGGATGTTTCTTCAATGTATCCAGCTACAATTATTAATAATGGGAGATACCCAGCACATTTAGGAAAAGAATTTCTATCTGGATACAAGAAGATGTTTGAAAAAAGACTTCATTTAAAACCATTAGCAAAAAATGATAAAAAAATAGCAGGTATTGTAGGAGCATTAAAATTAGCGGTGAATAGTGCGTACGGTTGTTAATAAATTGTTAAATATTAAATAGTTCTTTGAATTTACCGAAAGTTTAAGTAAGTTTACAAAAAAATTCTTACTTATGGAAATTATAGTATCACATGGTTCTTGTTTAGAAAAACCTGGAGTTTATATTATAGAAAATCTAATAACTAATAAAGTGTATATTGGATCTTCTACAATGAAAGTTATAAAAAGAATATATTATCATATTAGTATGTTAAGAGCAAATAAACACAAAAATAAATATTTACAAAATGCTTTTAATAAATATGGTGAAAATAGTTTTTGTATTTCTATTATAGAAAATACTGAAAAACATAATACTCTTGAAAGAGAACAATATTATATAGATAAAGAAGAAAAACAAAATTTATATAATATTAATCCTTTAGCTTCTGGAACTCCAAATATGTCAAAAGAAACAATATTAAAAAGAGCAGAAACATTAAGAAAAAAATATGCTTCTGGAGAAATACAATCTAATTTTAAAAAAGGTCATATTCCTTGGAATAAAGGTAAAACAAAACAAGAAATAGATTATTCATTTTTGAAAAATGTAAAAAAAACTATATCAGAAAAAGTAGTAAATAAATACAAAACTCAAAGTGAAAAAATTAGAGAAAATTCTCCTAAAGTATATGTATATGATACAAATTATAATTTTCTTACAAAATTTAGATGTTCAAAAGATCTTGAAGAATGGTCAATGACTGAAAAAAATAATTTACCAATACAAGGTAGATTTAAAAAAGAAAGAATGGGAATTCCTATTAATTTTTTATCTTCAGGAAACATTAATAAATCTTGTAAAACTGGTAAATTATATAAAGGACTGATTTTTAGCAATCAGCCGCTTCATGAAGTAATTCATGTTGAAAAATCGGGCAAAAACGGTGAAGGGTGTGATTCCTAATACCGTGCTAAACATAAATAGTAAAAAATTTATGTCAGTGTAACGCATAGTGGGTGAAACTTAAAAATAAGAATATAAACCACCACGAGTGTCCGACATCCTAATAATAAAAGGATGAAAATATATGCTGAGCTTATAGGAATTAAGAACTATAAGAGCTATAGGATAAAAAGCCTATAGGGTAACAAAACTGAAAACCTCAGATATGCAATCTTGGTTATATGATAGACTTGTAACAATGTTTACTACTATTACAGGAGAACTATCTTTAATGATGTTAATAGAAAAATATGAACTATCAGGGATTCATGTAATATCAGCTAATACAGATGGTGTAACTGTAAGAATCAAAAAAACTCATATTGATAAAATGCATGAAATTAATAAATGGTGGTGTGAAACAACTCAATATGAATTAGAAAGAACAGATTATTCTAAAATTATATTTTCTACAGTGAATGATTATTTAGCTATTAAAACTGATAGAAAATTAAAATTTAAAGGAGATTTTTTAATTGATTTTGAGTTACACAAAAATAAATCAGCTAAAATAGTTCCAATTGCTTTGAAAAAATATTTTGTTGATGGTATCCCTGTAGAAGAAACTATAAAAAATCATAAAAATATATATGATTTTGCTATTAGACAAAAAGCTAGTAAAGATTTTCATTACGAAGGGGTAATTCTTAATGTTGGTGAACCAAATAATAAATACATTCAAGAAAAAATAAAATCTGAATGGAAAGAAATAAATAATTTTTGGAAAAATAATAATTATGAAGAAAATTTTTCTTATGATAAAATGATAAAACAAATTATAACAGAATGGAAAAGATTATCTGGAAAAACTAATGTTTATCATAAACTAATAAGATATTATGTTTCAAATACAGGAGAAAAAATATTTAAAATAAAAAATCCTGAATGTGATACAAATGTTGCTCCTATTTCACAAGTAGAAGCTGGTGATTGGTTATGTACAGTTTGTAATTATTTACCAAAAGATCATTCTTTACATAATATTAATTATTCTTATTATATAGAAAAAGCTAATAAATTAATTGAAAAAATATTAACTAATGGCGTAAAAAGAAAAATTAATACTAATCCAAATCAATTATCGTTTGATTTTTAAAAAAAAAATAAAATTATGAAAAATTTAAAAGAATTAGAACAGAAATATTTAGAGCTTGGAAAAGAAATCGAAGCTCTTAAAAAACAGTCAGAGAAAGAAGAAATTAAATATCCTATTTATTGTAAGTTAAAAGTTTCATCGTTAGTTGTAAAATTTACAGAATTAACAACAGGAGAATTGGTTGTTAATAATAGACATGTACAAGTTGGAAAAAAATTTAATAAATGGATAGAACATACAGATACAAATTATTGGCAACAATTAAATGTTTGTGAAAAAACAGAATTTTTTGATGGTCAATTAGTTTGGTGTTGGGATAACGAGGATACACATGGTAGAGATGTGAAATTTTATGATGTAAAAAATAAATGTACCTTTACTTATAAAGGAAATAGAGGTGGTGATTATTATGATAACTACGCACCATTTGAAGGAAATTATCCAGAATGGGCTTTAAAAGCATTTCAAACTTTAAAGAGATGATATTTTATAAAGGACAAAAATTTAAAAATTATATTGGGCAGATGTGTTTTATAGTTTATATGAGAGCTGATATTATTAAGCTCTCATATATTCTTTCTGTTCCATATATAGAAGTGTGGAATAAACAGGATTTCCAGGAACAGGTTAAATTAAACAAATTTATTCTTATACCAGGAATATCTGTAAACAGAATAAACATTGCAGATCATTTAATAGAATATCAATTAAACTTAATTGGTATAGAAAAATTAGCTGATGTAGAAAATTATAATAAATTAACCATAACAGAAAAACAACACAAATTATTTAGAAGTTATGCTACTCCTTTATTAAAAAAAGTATTTAAATTTAATAAAAACAAAGCAGAAAATACGGTTGATTGGTTTCTATTACAATATGGATTAAATATTAAAAATAATGAAAAATAAAGAAACACTTGAAGATTATGTATTAGATTCAGATGAACATAACAATTTAAAATCAGATGATGGTACATATTTGAATTTTCATAGACAAAGTGAATTATTACTTAAAGGTGCTAAATTAGGTTCAGAATGGCAACAAAAACAGGAACAAAATAATGAAAATTCGTGATTTAATGAATATCAAGAAGTTGAAAATTATATTATTAAAAGGATTGGTAATAAGTTTTTAGAAGCAACTCCAGATAAATATAAAACAGCTAGTGAAGCAACTATTGCGTTATTAGAAAGTAATTGGCAAAAAGAAAAAAGTTATAGTAAGGAAGATTTGCACAATGCTTTTTATAATGGTTGGATATAAAGAGGAGATAACTATACATTTCCAAAAGCTAAAAAAGAATGGATTGAAAATTTAAAAAGAAATAAATGAAAAAAGAATTTTTATCTTATGATTTGGCATTAAAACTTAAAGATTTAGGTTTTGATGAACCTTGTTTTGCGTTTTATGGTTTATCTAGGGATAAT